GAAGAAGCACCCTTCGGGGTGCTTCTTTTTTGTTCGGTAGACTTGAGTGAGATAGGCGGACTAAATGGCATTGAAACTTTACAGCGGCACTAATAGTGCTATAAAAGTCTATGCTTCAGACTGGCGACTTTTTGTCAAAGAACTCAAAAGCATTGATCCACAGCAAATCAAAGAATTGCAGAAACGCTGGAAACAGATTTCAGAACCAGCCGTAAAGAGCGTCAAAGACGAATTGGGAGATCTTGGAGAAGCAGGCCCTATGAGGGGTATGCGTCATGGTGGTCGTACTGGTTGGGGAACTAATTATGGAAAAGTCGGAAGTGCTGTAAGCGGGGCAAAACGAAAAAGATACGACAATGTTTCTTCCTCACAATTACAAAAAAATAAAAAGGGTGCAACAGGAATTGCAAGAGTTAGGGTTTATTCTGCTGGTGTAGTTCTTGCGGATGTGGCTAGAAGGCATGGCTCAAGAGCGACTACAAGGATGTATAAAATTAGAGAGTTTGGTGGCCCTGAAATTATGAGAAGCCACGCAATTCGACCTATGGCTGTACAAGAGTTTTTGCATAACCTAGGCAGTGTTGTCAAACCTAGCAAGCATAAAAAGTCAAGAAATGTTTACCCTGGTTTTGATAAGTCCTTGCCAGAAGTAAGCGCCCAAGCTAAAAAAGCTATTGACGAAACTATTAGATTTGTTGAACAGAACATTGACAGGAATAACCGCCCATGAGCAATATGTTTTTGAATATCGTCAGCACCTTCAAGGGTACTGGCGTATCAGCCGCCACTAAAGAGCTAGGACAGTTCGGTAGGGCAACTGCAGGGCTTGGCGGGACTTTAGGTAAAGTCGGTGCTGCTATCGCCTCATTTGGCTTAGCTGCTAAGGGTGTTCAATTTACAAAACAGTCCATTGACTCTGCTCGTGACCTAGAACGAAACCTTTTTTCAGTCAAGACAGTCTTTGATGACTTTGCCCCAGCGATTGAAAAGTTTACTCTCAATTCTGCAAACATGGGTCTTAGCCAAAAAGACGCAGCCAAGGCTTCGGTCTTTCTAGGATCTGTTCTAAAGCAGTCTGGCTTTGCTATGGATGATGTCACCATGCAAACACAAAAGCTTGTAAACCTTGGTGCTGACCTTTCTGCCACATATGGCTACGATGTCCAAGAAGCCTTGCTTGGTATGACCGCCCTATTCCGCGGTGAGTATGACCCAATCGAGAAGTTCGGTGTTGCTATGAAGCAATCCGAAATCAATTCGGAACTTGCTGCTAGAGGTCAAGACAAACTTCAAGGTGCTGCCAGGCGTAATGCCGAACAGATAATTCGGTTGGAGCTTCTTTACCAGCGTGCTGCTGATGCTATAGGTGCTTTCAAGGCTCAATCTGGCAACTTGTATGTAGAGCAAAAGAAGCTCACGGCACAATTTGAAAACATGAAAGCCACAGTTGGCGCACAGCTTCTACCTGCCATTGGTGATTTGGTTCAAGCTCTAAAGCCACTTGTAGAGGAGCTAACTCCAAGACTTGTGCAAGTTGTTTCTGATGCTAAACCAGCTCTTGAAACTTTGACTCAGCTACTAAAAGACATCGGAGATCAAAGCACAACTACGGGTGCAACAGTAGGCTTCCTTGCCGATAGTTTTGGAGCTGCCTTTAGCTTGCTGTCTAATAACTTTGGAGTTTTACTACAGCTAAGTGCGTTATTAGCTACTGTGACATTGGCTCTAAAGGGATTTGCAATAGCTTCTGCTTTTGTGGCAGCAAACCCAATCGCCACTATCGTTCTTGTTACTGGAGCAGCTTTTCTTTTGGCAGCAGATTCGGCTAGAAGACTTACCGATAACACAAACCTAGCTGGAGCATCGCTCAAAGCTTTCAATGGGATAGGCGATAAAACAGCCAAAACTGGCGTTTTCATGGGCGGTAAGTTTGGCAAATTAGCTCTCAATTTTACCGAGGCTTCTGAGGAAGCAAAAAGACTCAGCAGAGAAGTAGCTAATGCTGATAAAGCCAAATTAGACAATCTAAAGCAGCAAATTTACGGAATCCAGATTTCGGCTGGAGAAGCTGCAAATGAACTTCGCAGAATGGCTGAGCAGGCTGGCGTAAAAATTGGTAAAGATGGCAAGGCTGTTACTGAGACTGCTACTACCGAAGCAACTACTGGTGGGGCATCTAAATCTCTAACAGGACTTCCCGCCCTAATCGCAGAAGCAAAAAAAGATGCCAGAGTTGCAAAAAAAGAAACCAGGCTTATTGCTGGCGGTTTATCACAAGCAGTAGCAGAGTGGGTTACAAGCAGCTCAACACCAATCAAAACAGCAAACCAAGCACTAAAGGGCCTAGAAAAGAACCAAACTAAGACTGTCAAACGGCTTACTAATCTTTACAACGGATCGGCTGCTGGTCAGCAAGCTGCGGCTCAGGCGGCAGCAGAAGCTTCTCAGGCAGCAGCTCAGGCGGCTGCGGAATTTGCACGCGTTCAGGCAGAAGCAGCGGCAGCAGAAGCGGCAGCACTAGCTGAGCGCGAGCGTGTCTACAACTCCTTCTTAGATTCGGTCAAAAACACTTTTGCTGGAATCAAGAACGCAATACTTGGAGCCTTTGACATTACAGGATTGGGTAGCTCTACAAATTCCATCCTTCGGAACATGGAAAAAATGTTAGTCAAGCTTCGCTCTTTCTCAGCCAGCGTCAAGCAACTAGCAACTATGGGTCTTGACCCAGCGCTTCTACAGCAGATTATTAGTATGGGTCCGATGGCTGGGGCAACATTAGCCTCAAGGCTTGTCCAGGGCGGAGCAGGCGCTCTATCAGCTATCAATGCAGGCTTTGGAGAGTTTGGTTCTCTTGCTGGCGAAATAGCTACAACAGGCACAGAATCCTTGTTCAACAGAGAATCTCAAAAAACCCAATTTACAATCAATGTAAGCGGTGGAGTCGGCTCTGGAGCAACAATCGGTAAAGCCATCGTAGATGCTATCAAGGACTACGAGCGCACCTCTGGTGCTGTCTGGCAGGGCGCGTAATGCCAGCTCCCGCAGTAAAGGTAGAGCTTGGTGTAAATCAAGGTCAGAGCGACCCACTTGGCTTCAAACTAGATGATGTTATTAGAGGTGTACTTGATAACACGGGATACACACTAAGTGGCGAGCGTTATGTAGACATTACAAGTCGGCTAGTAACAGCTCAGGTTCGCCGCGGTAAGTCTCAAGCCCTAGATCGCATTGACGCTGGTGTACTTTCCATCACACTAGATAACTCAGACAGAGAGTTTGACCCGCTATACGAGAATGGTCCATACTACGGTCAGCTTGTCCCAAGGCGTTCAATTCGAGTAAGCAGTAACGAACTTCCCGTGTTCATTGGGTTTATTGACGATTTTGACATTCAGTACGAACCAGGAGTGCAGTCTGTTGTACGCATAGATGTATCGGATGCCCTTTCGGTTCTTACCAACGCAGGTCTAGAAGAATTTACCCCTGATTCCGAGCTATCGGGCGCACGCATAAATACTGTCCTTGACCTACCAGAAGTAGACTGGCCTGCTGATTTGCGAGACATAGATGCAGGAAACTCACTGATGCTAGATACCGATGTCGCAGAAGGAACAGCAGCTCTCACCTACCTACAGCTAGTAGCTAACTCAGAGTTCGGTACTTTATTCTTGTCCAAAGACGGCAAGATTACTTTTAGGGAAAGAAACGCTGTCCCAAACATCCCTGACCTAGTGTTCTCAGACGAAGTGGTCGCAGGCGCTTACACAGGTATTCAGTTTGCGGATGTAAACATAGTCTATGGATCAGAAAATCTTTACAACAGAATTATCCTAGGCAACGCAGACATTTTTCCTGAAGAAGCCTTTGCTGAAGACGCTGATTCACAAGCTCTTTATGGCCCAAGAACGCTAAGTCAAACAGGACTTTTGATTCAGGAACCTGAGCAGCTTCAGTTCCTAGCTGACTTCTTCCTAGCTCGCTACAAGGAGCCACAGTACCGTTTTGAGACTGTCACAGTGGTCTTAGACACCCTAAGCACAGTAAACCAAAACAAAGTGCTGGATTTAGAAATTGGTGAAATCGTGCAAGTTAGGTTTGAGCCTTCGGACATTCCGCCAGCCATTGAGCAATACTGCCGAATCATCGGAATAAACCACGACTGGACCCCAGGTAGCAAGAACATCAGCTTTAGCCTAGAGCGCCTTGACTTTGCCCTCTTTATCCTAGATGATGCTGTTTTGGGTCAGCTAGACAATGACCGTCTTTCTTACGGGTAGTAAACTAATCTAAGAACAAAGGAACCCAATGCCAAGAAAAACCTTTACCGCTGGTGAAGTCCTAGCAGCCACTGATGTAAACCTATATCTCAGCAACGAGACCACACTTACCGTGTCTACCGCTACTACTTACACAGTTGCAGCCTCTGACCGCTACAAGATTTTAGAGTTCGACTCTGGATCAGCAGTCACAGTGACCATTGGAACTGCAACAGCTTTCCAGGCTGGCGAGCGAGTGGACATTCTTATGGATGGTGCTGGAACTGTCACAATCACCAGAGATGGCACAGCCGTTAGCCTTGCAGGTCGAGGAACCGCTGGAACCGCTTACAAAATTGCCCAACGGTATGACGCAGTTTCTGTTATCTGTGTTGGCACAAACGCCTACAGAATCATAGGTAATGCGAGCGCAGTCTAATGGCGCTTTCAGCATTAGGTATTTATTCAGCAGCGGGTGTAATCGCTGAGTTTGCTCTTGACGCTCTTGTAATCGCTGGCGGTGGTGGCGGTCAAAATTCAACTGGTGATTACTCCTACAATGGTGGTGGCGGTGGTGGTGCTGGTGGTTATCGAGCCTTTACTGGGATAACAATAACACCAGCAACAAATTATTCCGTAACTGTTGGCGCAGGTGGAGCAGCTGGAAGTTCTAGCGGTGGTAATTCAATTTTTATCGCAAACACTAGCGCTGGTGGCGGTCTAGGTGGATTAACTCTTGCGACTGGTGCCTCGGGTGGTTCAGGCGGTGGTGGAGCACGGAACGGTTCTCCTGGGTCTGGAAACACTCCAAGTACATCACCAAGTCAAGGTAATAATGGTGGGTCTACTGCGAACGGTTTTTACGGCGGTGCTGGTGGTGGTGGTGGAGCTTCTGCCGTTGGTGGCAACTCTACTGGTGACACTTTTACTGGTGGTTCTGGTGGCGCTGGCACATCTTCATCTATTACTGGCACAGCTATAACTCGTGCGGGTGGCGGTGGTGGCGGTTCTTTCAATAGGAGCAGTGGCGGTGCTGGTGGCGGTGGTAATGGTGCAGGTGGTACCTCATCAGTTGATTATATCGCTGCGACTGCTGGCACAGTAAACACTGGTGGTGGTGGTGGTGGTGGTTATACAAATCCATCGTATGGGGCAGCAGCAGCAGCAAACGGCGGTTCTGGTGTGGTAATTCTTAGATACCCAGCAGCAAACACAATCACAATCGGCGCAGGTCTAACTGGCACAACCGCAACAGACGGTGCCTTCAAGGTGACAACACTTACCCTCGGAACAGGAAATGTGAGTTTCGCATAATGGCACACTACGCTTTTTTAGATGAGAACAACATTGTGACTGAAGTCATAACTGGAATTGACGAAACCGAACTAATTGAAGGTCTTGATACTGAAACTTGGTATGGTAACTTTCGAGGACAGGTTTGTAAAAGAACAAGCTATAACGGAAACTACCGCAAAAACTACGCAGGTCTGGGCTTTACATTTGACGCTGCGCTTGACGCTTTTATTCCACCTAAGCCATTCCCTAGCTGGCAACTTATCGAAAAAACCTGCCAATGGGAAGCACCAACTCCACGCCCAACAGACGGCTTTACCTACATTTGGAACGAAGCCGAACTAGCTTGGGAGCTGGCAGACTTCTCGGAGTCTGAAGAATAATGGCTGAGGAAACAACTGGGGTACGCATTACCCAGCAAGCAATTTACGCCAAGCAACTTGAGCATGGGGAAACCCTTGTCAAGATTCTTGAGAAGCTGGACCACTTAGACGAGGTTCCTGCTCGCTTGAGAGAGGTAGAGCTGACACTTGCTCGCCTGGCTTGGATTGAAAAGATTGCTTACACAGGTTTAGCTGCTTCTGTTGTATCTCTTATCGGCCTAATTATTGGAGTTGTAAACAGATGAAATCTAAACCTCAGATGCCCCTAGATGGCAAGTTTGGCAAGGACTGGAAAGTCACTAGCCCGTTCGGTTGGAGAATCCATCCTATTGAGAAGTACAAGAAGCACCACAACGGTGTAGATCTATGGGGGCCAAAGACAAAGATTTGGAACGAAGCCTGGCACGATGGCAAGGTCATCGCTGCTGGCACATCAAAGCTAAAGAACCCAGACGGCTCACTCGGTGGCGTTGGCTACTATGTAGACCTAAGAGTTATCATTGACGGTGAGGCTTATGTCACACGCTACGCTCACATGGTTGAAGGTTCCCTAACTGTAGTGAAGGGCGAAAAGGTCAAGGCTGGAACTCGGTTGGGCATCATGGGCAACACAGGTGCTTCGGCTGGCAGACACCTACACTTTGAGATTTGCAAGGGTCGCGTTCACCGCTGGACATCAGACGGCAAGGGCTTTGTAGATCCGCTCAAGTTTGTCAAGGCAACTATCGCCAAGTGGGAGCTAAACGCTGAAGTAAACCTAGCCACCCCAGACACAGGTGAAGTCCTACCTGCCCCAGTTCACGAACCAGAGCCAAAAGCTCCTAAGCCCCAAAAGGTGAAACTCAAACTTGCTAAATAGATTAGCTAAGAACAAAAGCCTACGACTTATGTTTGTGGGCTTTTTTCTTTTTTTCATGGCTTGGCAACCTAGCCCTGCCTACTCAGCTCAATCGAGCGCCTCAATAACCTGCCAAGACACGAATGGCAATTTACAAACATTTCAGGTTGGATGGAACAATGAAAACGACTACTTTTTGGACAAGGGAAACATTGCTCAGCATTTTTGCGAAGGTGGGTATGCTGGCGGCTTCGCCACTTTTGTTAGTGTTGCTGGTTGGGATGGCGGGGAGCTGGATAGCTCTTTGCTTTACCATCCTGGTTACAATCACGCTCCCGCTCCTACTCCTACTCCTATGCCTGAACCTAGTCCTGTGGATCAAACAACGGATACAACAGTAAGGACAGAAGATGTCGAACGCACAGAAGATGTTGCTCGCACTGAGGAAGTTGTCAGAGAGCCTGAGCCAGTGGCTACGGTGGCTCCCGTAGAGCCTGCCCCTGAGCCACAGCCCGAACCTACACCTGAACCGACCCCAGAACCTACGCCAGAACCAGAACCTACTCCAGAACGCCCTGAGAAGCCCGTAGAGACTCCGAAGCCCGTAGAAAGCCCGACACCCACCCCTGAACCTTCTGACCCTTCTACGCCGATTACAGAGCCAGAAATTCCATCCGAACCTGCTCCAGAATTGGTAGAAGAAACAATCAGCATCGAACTAGCGTTAGAAGCGGTTGGTAAACTTGTAGACAACCTACGCTCAATCGGGTCGGACCTAACTCCAGAAGTACGAGAGCAGGCACAGCAAGTAATTGTTGCGTCTGTAATCGTCACCCAGGTCGCATTAGCAGGTAGGAAACCTTGAAGTTCATCAAAGACCAACTAGATCAAGCTTGGACAATTCTTGGCTTGGGTATCGCCTGGGTCGTACTTGAAGGCACGGCTAAAGACTTTGTTGGTTGGGCCATCCTCATCACCATTGCTATTTGGGCAGCAACTTACCCTCTAAGGAAAGACTAATTATGTGGTTAGACATCGCACGCAGAACACTAGCTGTAATCATTCTTAAGGTCACAGGAATCTTTGTCGGTGGTTCGGTTATCGGACTTGAAGTTATGCAGGCTGTAGCCATGGCTGCTTTTGCTGGGATCATAGATGTCGCTCAGGAGCTTTCACGAGCTTACCTGTCAGACGGCGAACTTGACCCAGAAGAAATAAACAAGACCTTCGGCAAGATTGGCAGCAAAGAAGTAAAGAAGGACTAACTTCTTCTTCTCTCGCTATCTGTAGTTCCGCCCCAGATTCCGTGCATACCCGCTGACACGGCATAGTCAAGACATCTAATCTTTACTGGGCATACCGAGCAAATAGCCTTAGCCTCATTAGCGACCAGTTTTCGGTCATGGGGGCTACCCACAAGATCATCTGGAAAAAACAGATTTGGGTCTACGGCACACCCCACTCCGCCTGGCACATCCCTAATAGCTTCTTGAAGCTCGATGTATTTGCGTTCTAATTGTCGGTGGCTAAGCATAGGTTTACATTACAGAAAAAACCCGCTAATGTGAAATCCCACACCGAGTAGATGTGGGATTCACGCCAAATGAAAGAGAGGGAAACACTTGGCCTTATCAAAGCTACCAAGCGTAATAAACGAGATACAGGATGCCGTACTCCTAGGAGACTTCGAGAACGGCTCTCCAGAGTGGCATGAGCTACGAAACGAACCTGGTGCTATCGGCGGTTCGGACATTGCCGCCATCGCAGGTTTGTCACAATGGGAAAGCGCCTACACAAAATGGGCAAAAAAGACAAAACAAATTCCAGACAGCATTGAGCCATCTATGTCAATGCGACTCGGAACAAAACTAGAAACACCAATCGCAGAAATCTTTGCCGAAGAACATCCTGAGCTGGAACTTTACACAACAGGAACTTGGGCAAACAAAGAAGAACCTTGGATGCGTGCAAACCCTGACGCAATTTACGCAGACTCAACTGGTGAGTTTGGAATCCTAGAAGTCAAATTCTCACGCGACTACTGGACAGCCGTGCCTCAGTCTTACCGCGCTCAAGTTCTTTGGTACATGCGAGTATTCGGTTTGAAGCAAGCAAAACTTGTTGCGCTCGCAGGATCTAGTTATCAAGAGTTTGACATTGAGTGGGACCAGTTTGAAGCTGACGCTTTGTTTGCTGCTGCCATTCGGTTCCGCAACCATGTTGTTCAGGAGAGAGCGCCTGAGTGGGATGGCTCAACTTCAACACTTGAGACAGTCAAAAAACTAAACCCAAACATCGCAGAAGGCGAAGTAGACCTAGACGATTTAGGTATGCACTACTTCAACAAACTTGATGAGTTCGAGCGTGTTGAAAAGGAATTGACCGAGCTAAAGAGTAGAGTCCTATCTGCTATGAACGGCAACAAGAGGGGCTTGATTTACGGAGAACACCGAATTAGCCTCAGAGCTAGGGGTGCGGGATTGCCGTACCTACACCACGAGAAAGGGAAATAAATGGCACACTTCAATCTCAATGAATACCAGACAGTACAAGAACGCATAGATTTATTTTGGAAAAAGTTTCCTGCGGGTCGGTTCAAGCTGGACATCGTAAGCCAGTCAGACACACAAGTCATCATCAGGGCTTCGGTTTGGACTGACAAGGCTGACAAGCACCCAACCACTGTGGACTTCGCTGAGGAGCGAATAGGCACTTCGCCTGTAAACAAGATAAGCCATGTCGAGAACTGTGCTACATCAGCTCTCGGTAGAGCGATTAGTGCTTTAGGTGGAGAGTTCAGCCCAAAAGGTAAACGACCATCCCGTGAGGAGATGGCAAAGGTAGAGCGCTCTAAGCAACCAGTTGCACAGCTAAAGGATTGGCTCGTAATGGCTCAGTCAATGGGCGATGACCTTGACGGTCTTAGACTGTTATACAGCGAAGCCAAAACTGCCAACGCTCCAAAAGAAACCCTAGATAGGATTGCCGAAATTGCCAATGGATCATCTGGA